CTAGCTATTTCAGAATGGTAAACAAAAGCATCCAAACATCCGGCACTGTAACGGGAGTTACAAACGTCGAGTGGTGGGATGATATGGATAATGCATCTGCATACATCACAACATACACTACTGGAGCACCAGCTCTAAGTTACATCTCTACTAATGGTGTAACCCCATATGTAACGCCTGATAGCGGCCTTTATGCTGCTACCAATTTGACGATTACTGGTATCAGCAAAGCTACTCAAGCGGTCATTACGGCAGCCAATAGCTTTACTGCAGCCGACTATGGAGTAACGGTCGTTACATTCCACAATGTCGTTGGAATGACTCAGATTAATACTCTGAGTGGTGTCGTTGTAAGCGCCTCTGGTGGTACTTCTTTCACGGTCAATATTAATACAACTGGATTTACTACTTATGTATCCGGTGGTATTGCGAACGTGATTACGGGTAACTACCCCTATCCATTACAAGGCGGTACCCCAAGTGCGACTAACGCCCCGGGATTCCCTCCTTCGCAAGCTCCTACTTCTCAAGTATTGAACGCCGCTCTCTATAACCAGGGAACGATCGGCCTTACCTTGGGAACCTCCTTGATGGTCAACACAGGTAATAAGTGGGAATACCTTGCACTCTTGGATGCGGATTTTACTAGCGCATAACGCTTTGGAGGCAGTGCGAGATCTGCCTTAAGTCGGACAAGGTTCGGCCCCCTCGAAAGAGGGGATTTAATTTACGGTGATTTATGGCGATGAGGAATATACCACCTTCTGTTACCTATCCCTCTCCCAACGAGTTTTTGGAGACTGTATTCCCAATTACCGCCATCACCAAAGCATCTCAGGCAACGGTCACTTGTGCAGCCTATACATTCACCTCTGCGGATGAATTCATCACCCAGGTCACCTTTAAACAGGTGCAAGGAATGCTGCCAATCAACGGACTCACTTGCTTGATTATAAAAGTCCTCAATTCAACGCAGTTCCAGATTGCGGTGAATACGACTGGATTCCCGGCCTATACCGGCGGTGGCGTGATTTGCATAGACACGGGGCAGCCACCAGTAGAGCAGCAAGGCGCTCAATATTTTAACACTCCGTGGCAAAACATTTTATAAAGGAAAGTTAACATGGCAAAAACACGCAAGATGCGGAAGCTAAATAATGCTAAATCCGAAGTGATTGCAGAAAACGTCCTAAAGGAAAACCCAGAAGGGTTACCTCCAGTAGACTATTCTTCCGTCGATAAGATTGTGGTAGTGAAAAAAATACCAGAATATAGAGAGATAGTATTCATCAATGGTAGAGATCCTGGATATCCTCTCGATTTCCACTACTCAAGTGGAACCCATCCACTAAAAATGTACAAACTTCTACATGGACATACATACAAATTGTCTCTGGAAGTTATAGAACACCTGGAATCCAGAAGTGAACCCGTCTATGCGTATAGAAAAGGGTTAGATGGGCACCCAGAGATGTATGTAATTTCCCGCAAGTTCTTGTACCAATGCCGTAACGTCCCAAAAAACCAAGTAGCGTAAGGTAGAAAATGTCGACAATTACTACACCAGGCTGGAACTTAGCGAACATCCGAACAAAACTTCGGAACATCACTGGTATGCCAAGTGCAGATCAACTGTCTGACGCTTCTGCTAATGCCTACATCAATAACTACGGCACGTACCAAATGCCCAGCGAGCTGAAGGTACAGATACAAAACAACTTCTTGGACTTCAAAACAACGCCTGGGATCAATACATATGCCTTCCCAGGCTCTTATTTGACTGATTCGCCGGGAGCCTATGCAGATGGCTTCCCCCTCATCTTTTACGAAGATCCAGACATATTCTACCAAGATTGGCCGCAGCAATACAATGTGGACTCCGTAGCCGCTGGTGATGGGTCCCAGACCACCTTTACAGGCCAAACGCAAGGCTTCCCAATCATCATTGGCTCATACTTCATCACCGACAGCGTCCAAGTTCTCCAAGACACTGGCGAAGCTCTCGTAAGTTCTCTCACCATCTCCACTGGAAATGGTGGTACTGCCTATTCGGGAACGCTTAGCGCGATACCGGTCCAGATTGGGACCTTTAGCGCAGTGGGTGGTATCGGCTCAACGAGCCCAGAAACGTTCTCCGATAATGGCGATGGCACCTTATCCGGATCTCAAGGTGGCACTGGTACCATCGATTATACCACTGGAGCTTGGGTATTGAACTTCAACGCAGCGGTGACCACGGCATTGGCCATACAAGCCACTTACAACGTCATTGGGCTCGGTGTATTGGCTGGTGACGGCTCTGGTACCTTGAACTACGCGACAGGCCAATTTTCGGCCACCTTTAACAACGCGCCGAGCTCTAGCCTAACTGTATATGACAAATACATCGCATACCAAGCAAACCGGCCACAAGGGGTCTTGTTCTTTCAGAACCAGTTCCAATTTATGCCGGTCCCGGACCAAGTATACCAAATCCGTATGCAGGGCTTCGTTTTACCGGCTCAATTGGTAAACGACCAAGACATCCCAGCGCAGCCAGAATGGGGGCCTTTGTATGCCTATGGAGCGGCTCTAGAGCTCTTTGCCGATCGAGGCGATACAGAGAACTACGACCGATATTATCCGATTCTCAAGAAATTTGAGAACGTCGCTTTGTCTCGAACAATCCAACAATACACGCCCGAACAAGGGGTTCCGAGGTTCTAAATGAGTTACAATAGAAATATACCCCAAAGTACCGATTTAGTATCCAATAGCCAACCGCAGATTCTTGGTAACTTCCAAACGATCGATGCCGGATCAAATCTTACTGGGATTGGTTTTACCAGAAACCACGTAACGATGACAGACGCCTCTAATGGGGGATTACATAGCCGGGTGGATTTTTACCAAGCTGTGGCAGATCCGCTAATTTCGGGCTTTGTATCTTCCCTATATCCAAAAACAGTAAGCAACGTAGAACTATTCTACCGCAATGCAGCGGCTATTACTCAGCTTACCGGTCTTACAGTCATTACTACTGGAAGTGGCGGCAACATTAATTACGGGGTGACTACACCTTGGGGCATTATCATTAATTGGGGTACCGTTGTTCCAGTTAATACCGGAAAACCTGTTGTATTTGCTATTCCTATTACTGGAGGTGTACAAAGTGTACTTTGCACAGCGCAATCTACATCTACAGGTAATGCCGCTAACATTATCACCACAGCTAACATAGGCACCACTGGCTTTACAGCCTATTCCTCTGGCGCACCACAATCAAATTACTTTGCAATAGGACCCAAGTAATGAGCGCCGCTCTTCAACCGTACCTTATTTCGGAGTTTAAGACAGGTATCAATACATACCTGCAGCCCTGGATACGGCCACAAGATGCCTTTGAGCCCCTCATCAATGCATACATCTTTCGAGGCGTGGTAAACAAGCGCGCTGGCTATACGCAGTACGGAAATACATTGCCGGACAACAATCCAGTAATGGGAAGTATGAGGTACATCGACGAAACAACGGGTGCTACTTTATTGGTAGTTGCAACTACAGTGAACTTGTATTTGTATGATCCTGGTACAGGGAACTATAACGCTGTCACTTCGCCACCTACATTCACTGGTAACATCACTAACTTCTTTAATTTTACCAATTGGCAATCTTCTCCTACAGCCACATCCTACATGTATTTTACGAATAACAAGGACAATATAGGCACTTTCGATGGCACTACTTATGCTGCTCTTGTACCAGTCATCGATGGCGCTGGGCAGACGATTACTACTTCTCTCGATGTAGTGGTATACAAGCAGCGCCTTCTGTTGATTTTACCAACTTATAGTACCAACGGTCCCCAAAATCAAACCATCGCTTGGAGCGCTATCCAGAATGCCGATGACGCTGGTAACGCCTGGAGGCAAGATATAGCAGGCCAAGGTGGAAGTTTGACAGCGCCTACGGGCGACATAATCAAGTCTGCAGAATTTATAAGAGATGTTCTAGTCGTCTTCTTCACCAATTCTACATGGATTTTCCGTTACACTGGTAACGATTCGGCTCCCTTTAGATGGGACAAAGTAAACAACAGTAAATCAACTAACGCTCCTTATGCTTCGGTGGCTTATGACGAAAGATGTACCTCCATTGGTAATACTGGTTTTGTGGCTTGTGATGGTGTTAATGTTCAGCGGTATGACGTTCCTATTATTGACTATTATGAAACCAACTTTAGTGAACAATATTATGGACAATCATTCTCCCAAAGATATGATAATCTAAATCAAGCATGGACTTTATATGTTTCAAATGACCGCGATCCGTCGAAATTTCCTCTCGTTGGTGGTGTGGCTCCTGGCAGTGATAGTGCTCTCGTTTATAATTTTGTTGAAAATACTTGGGCTACCTATACTTGGTCTATACCGCTTACTTGTCTGGGCCTATTCTACGCTCAGACGGGGGCTACGTGGGCTTCTCTTACGATTGCGTGGGAAAACCTAGATCAAGCGTGGAACTCCTTTAGCAATCAGAAGGCAGCGCCTATCTTGCTGGCTGGAGATACCACGGGCCACATCTACTATATGGACAATGAGCAGGCCGTAACCGACAATGGTACATCTATTGTACCAGACATTGTAACCACTCGATGGAACCCTATACTAAAGTTAGGCCAGAAGGTACAATTCGCTTACATCGATATCTATTACTATGTAGCATCTATCGATCCAACTAATCCCATAGCCGTTACCTTGAACTTCTATGTAGATAATAGTGACAATGTGGCCGCTTCCCGGACACTTACATTAGATGGTCCAGTACAGTCTGAGTATGCTTTCAAGAGAATCTACCTCAACTTAATCGGTGAATTCGTCCAGATGGAGATCGATCCAGACGTTGACTCATTTATGCAGTTCGTCGGCTTCATCATCTGGGCAAGGCCAGCTGGAAGGATGACGCCGTTCTAATGACTTTCCCAGTAATCTTGCAACCAAGTCTTCCGCCGAATACGATCGTTCCAGAGAATGATTACCTCTTTCTGCCCTACCTAAATCGCCTATATGAAGACATTGCGCTTACGGTAAACAATAAGGACAACATCTACTTTCTGGCGCCAATTACTGATACGCCAACCAATATCCCTAATTTACCGAACTTTGGAGCTTATATTATTTGCGTATCAGGCGCCCTAACAGACTTACCAACTTTAACAGCATCTCTATGTAAATCCGACGCAACTGCAAGCGGTACCATTGCAGTTTTAGGATCGCAAGTCGGAACCGGAGCTTGGGCGGGAATAACATTAACAATAACCTCTACAGCAACAAACTTCCAGATCGCCCATAACAATGCAGGCGTGATAGGCAATTTTAACATAAGAATCTTAGGAACGCAAGGAGCCACATAATGAGCGCTATAGCGACTGAAGAAACAACTCTTTCCAAAAACGAAACGGTTCGGGACCTCCAATTTGTTCGGCTAAAGATTCCGAGCCTTATCCCAATCGAATTAATCGAATCGGTGAAGGGGCGCACCTTTACTCCAGAGCAATTCATCGAATACCAAGAAAAGCAAGTCAATAATCCCGGGAATTTTCTCTATGCCTTAATTGATGCAGACAAGAAGATTCAAGGGTATCTCTGGGCAGAACTCAATATTCTGGACGGTACCCTCTTTGTAAATACCTTTTCGATCGCCAAGGACTATTGGGGAAAAGGCGCTGGCATCAAGAAAGCGATCGAGTTTCTAAAGACAATCCAAGAAAAAACTAAAGCGCCAAAGGTTTTTTGGATAACAACGAACGAAAAGTTCTTCGCCAAGCATGGATTTAAAAAGTCAAAGAATTGCTTGATGGAGTACAATTGTAATTAAAGATTTACAGGTGAACTATGGGCCAATCTAAGGGCGGCGGTTATACAAAAAAGCAAACTCTTCTTCCTCAGCAAATGAGTATGCTACAAAACATCCTACAACAAAGCGCTCCTTATAGCCAACAAGCAGCCCAAGGGTTCTCTCAATTCTTGCCCGGTGGCGGTGGTGGCCAGGCGATCAAGGACCAAGCGATGCAAGACTTCCAGCAACAGACAATCCCCTCGATCTTGAATGCCTTTGGCTCGGGCTCTAAGGGCTCTAGCGCCTTGAATCAGGCCCTAGCGTCTAGCGCATCGAACCTCAACACCAATCTAGCCTCTCAGCTGGCCCAGATGCAATTGGGCGCCTCTAGCGGCCTTGGCGGACTTGCCACTGGACAACAGCAAATAGGCCTAGGAACGCCTGGATTCGCTTATATGCAGCG